GGAGTAGACTATTATTTTTATTATGTTTGTAGTAATACAAGTGGTCTAGCATTTGCTTTTCAACTTAATGCTACTTCATCTTTATTACCACAACCAATAGATATAGGAAATATATTCTATGAACATGGAATTGCATCCTTAACAAAAGGTGTTGATTCAACTATAATTAACTTTGTTACATCTTCTAATGTAACATGTTCATTTTCATCTTCACTTACAATTTACGAAACACAATATAAATGTACTATGCGAGAGAATGAATTTAATTTCTCTCAAAACCCAACTTTAATCTCAGGAAGTTCAAACAGTGGAGTTTTATATAACTTTGCAACAGGTTCTTATTTTTCACCCTACGTTACTACAGTAGGATTATACGATAATGCTTATAATTTACTAGCTGTAGCTAAATTAGCTCAACCTCTCCCTACATCTGCTGTTACTGATACTTCTATATTAGTAAACCTAGATCTCTAAATCATGAATTGGACATATAAAAAAGAAGAAATTGGGGAATTTTCTCAATTTCCAAATGACACTTTTGGATTCATCTATAAGATAACCCATATACCTTCAGGCAAAGCCTATATCGGTAAAAAAGTACTTTACCATAACAAAAAAGTAAAGTTAACCAAAAAAGAACTTGCAATGTATGAGGGTGTAGCTGGCCGTAGAGCTTCCTATAAAATGGTAATTACTGAATCAGATTGGAAAAAATATTGGGGTTCAAATAAAACATTGCTTGAACTTAAAAAAACGGAACCATTAGAAAATTTCAAACGCGAAATCTTAATCATGTGTCCTACCAAAAAACTCTTAACGTACTATGAGACACAAACTTTGTTTGTTTATAGAGTGTTAGAGGAACCTGATCTATATTTCAACGACAACATTTTAGGCAAGTTTTTCCGAAGAGATTTTGATATCTAAAAAAGATATCATATCTTTAAAATATGGTAAATGAGTTATTAGTTAATTTGGTCAACCGTACTTTAGGTACTGGTAAACGTACTGCTAGAGGAAATCAAGCATACACTTGTCCATTTTGCCATCATCACAAACCAAAACTCGAAGTTAATTTTACCGAAAACAAAGAAGGAATAAATCAATGGGCTTGTTGGGCTTGTGGTAAGAAAGGTAAAACTATTAAAAGTCTATTTAAACAAATCCAAGTTGATGCCTCTTACTTTCAAGAACTAGGTAAACTAGTTAAAAATGTCTCTACTGAAGATATAGGAGAAGTAAAACATGCTCTACTTGAGTTACCAAAGGAATTCAAAACATTTCTCAACAACAAAGATATTATAGCAAAACATGCTCTAGCTTATCTTAAAAAGAGAAACACCACCAAACAAGACATTTTAAAATATAATATTGGCTATTGCGATTCAGGACAATTTGCTAATATGATTGTTATACCCTCGTATGATAACACCGGTAAATTAAATTATTTCACCGCGAGATCATTCGAGAAAAATCCATTCACCAAATACCGCAACCCTGAAACGTCTCGCGATATTATACCGTTTGAATTGTTTATTAACTGGGATTTGCCTATTATTATATGTGAAGGACCATTTGATGCTATGGCAATCAAACGCAACGTAATTCCACTTTTAGGTAAAAATATCCAACCATCTTTAATGAAAAAGTTGGTAGAATCCAAAGTACAAAAAATATATATTGCATTAGACAACGATGCTATTTCAAAAGCCCTTGGTTTTTGTGAACAGCTTTTGGACATTGGTAAAGAAGTGTATTTGGTAGAACTTAAAGGAAAAGATCCTAGTGAAATGGGATTTGAAGAATTTACCAAATTAGTACAAACCGTTTCTCCTTTAACACAATATAAGTTAATGGAGAAAAAATTATCAATTATATGAAAAAAAGGAACATTAAACAGTCCTATAATCGCATTTTAGAAATCTCAGAAGACGCAACTCAAATCACTTTACCTGATTCCCGTTACTATCGTCGTAATGGAAAATATTATCCCTCAGTAACATATGTTTTGGGATACTATCCAAAAGGTAAGTTTTTTGAAAACTGGCTAAAGCAAGTAGGTTTCTCTGCTGACTATATTGTTAAAAAAGCAGCTGAAGAAGGTACTCAAGTACATGAACTTGCTGAAGAATATTTAAATGGAGCTGAATTGAATTTTCTAGACGAACGTGGTCGTCCTCAATACAATCCTGATGTTTGGCAAATGTTTTTACGTTTTGTTGAATTTTGGGAAACCCATAAACCTACCCTTATTGAAACAGAAGTCCATTTATTCTCAGATGAACTTAAAATAGCAGGTACTTGTGACTTGATTGTTGAGATCAATGGTGAGCTATGGTTATTGGATTTAAAAACATCTAATCAAATTCAAACAGTGTATGAACTACAAACAGCAGTTTATGGTCAATGCTATGAAGAATGTTTTGGAAAGAAAATAGATCGTTACGGTATTTTATGGTTAAAATCATCCAAACGTGGTTCTAAAAAAGATAAAATGCAAGGTAAAGGATGGGAAGTAGTTGAATCAACTCGCACATTTGAGGAAAACATTGATATCTTCAAAACAGTAAAGCGCCTATTTGATCTAGAAAACCCAACACATTCCCCAGTATTTACTGAATTTAGAACGACAGCTAAACGAGAATTGTAATACGTATAAGTATGATAAGTCTGGTTCAATTATTGAAGGAGGTTCAATCCCAACCTAAAGCTATTTTGATGGCAGGCCCTGCAGGCGCAGGAAAATCATACACCCTTAACCAGCTTGGCCTTAAAGATTTTACTACAATAAATGTAGATGATGATTTTGAAGCGCTTTTACAAAAAGAATTAGGCAAATCTGATTTTGCTTCAATGTCCCCTGAAGAACTTTCTGTTGCAGCTAAAATGATGGGTAAAGCTAGAGCAACAACTAAAGAAAAGGAGTTACTAGCTACAACCAACCTAAACAATATTGTAATAGATGGGACAGGTGCTTCATATAAAGTTATCGCGAAGAAAAAAGAGGAACTAGAAAACATGGGATACGATGTTTTTATGGTTCTCATTTATGTTTCACCGATGACTTCGTTGGTTCGTAACGCTGAACGTGGTAGAAGCTTACCTACAAGTGCAGTATTGAAAAGCTGGGCTAGTGTAGTTAACAATATTGAACCATATAAACAATTATTTGGAAATAATATAGTTGTTATTAACAATGACCCTTCAGATGCTAATAAAACATTTGATTCAGAGGAAATTAAAAAATTATTTCCTATGCCAAAAGGTAAAGAAAAATCACCGGAGGAACTAGCAAAGTCAAAGGCAGAAAAAGAAGCCGTTAATCAACAAATACAATCTCTACTCCAAAAAGAACCTGAATTTGATTCAATGGAGACAGCAAAAAGTAAAGTAAATGAATTCGTTCGTTAAATCACTCATACAACCTATTTTAGAGCAAGAAGGACAAAACATTGCTCTAGTACCTGGTGGTTTTAAACCACCTACAGTAGGTCATTTTTCCTTGGTTGATGAAGTAGCAAAAAACTCAAATATAGATAAAATAATTGTCTTGATTGGGCATAAAAATCGAGATGGTGTTTCTAAAGAGGAAAGCTTAGAAATTTGGAATCTATACAAAAAATATCTCCCTGCTAACGTTGAAATTCAAATTTCAGACAGTAGTTCTCCTGTAGCAGATGTTGGATCATTAATCAAAAATAATCCACAAAACATGTACTACCCTGTAGTAGGTATTCGTGGTGAAATGGATTTAGGTGATTTGAATCGCTTTAAGAGCTTAGAGGGTAAATACGATAATTTCAAACCCCTCGTAATCAGTTCAGAACAAGGTGAAGATCGTATTAGTGGTACAAACACACGTGCTGCTTTAATCGGTGGAGAAAAAGAAAGATTTCAAAAATACCTTCCAACTGAACTTACAGACGAGGAAAAAGAAAAAGTTTGGTCTATCCTACAAAAAACACCAATTGATGAGATGTATGCTGAACCAAGTGAATTCAGCTATCCTTCAATGATTAAATCACTTACAGAATATATGTTAGATAAAGGTATGAATATTCGTCCTTTACCTAAAGTAAAATTTGTAGACGATGATGCTGAAAACGCTAAAAATTTCTTTGGTAAAACAGCATATTATAGCCCGACAGAAAAAGTAATTGTACTTTACACATACGGGCGTCATCCAAAAGATGTTATGCGTTCATATGCGCATGAGATGATTCATCATATGCAAAATTGTGATGGTCGTTTACAAAATATCACTACTCAAAATACAAACGAAGAAGGTGATTTGCCTGAAATCGAAAGAGAAGCATATGAAAAAGGTAATATGACTTTCCGTAATTGGACAGATACATTAACTGAAGGTGTGTTAAAAGAAGGTCGTTACGATAAAATTACTAATGTTATTTCTTCTAAAATCTTTAACCAATGGAGAGAAGATATCAACAATGGTGCCTTAGCATCTCGATTTGAAGATTCATTTGAATTTGAAGATGAAGAAATTTCAATAGATGCTAACATTTCAGTTACCCCAGGAACGGGTATGCTTAATGTAGATGGTGGTGCAGACGATACTGAAGATTACATTCAAGTACGTTTTGAAATTGACCCTGAAAAACTTCCTGAATTTTGGGAGGAAATTTCAATGAATTTGAAAGACGTAATTCGCCACGAAATTGAGCATTTAACCCATGGTGAAGGATTTACTTCAAATCCAGCAAAAACAATGGAAGATGATATGTTTATCCGTCAAATGATAGACATGGAAATGCTACCAAGAGCAGATTACTTTAAGCTAGAAAAAGAAATAGATGCAAACCTACAAGGAATGTATTTACGCGCTAAAAAAGAAAAACGTCCATTTGGAGATGTTATCAACACGTATTTAGATGCTCAAAATATTACTCCTGAACAAAAAGAAGAAATACTAGATCTTTGGAGAAGCAGATTACCTGCCTTAAATTTGCCAAAATTCTAACTTTAAACAATGCCAAATTTATTAGATTTATACGAAGCAATTAAACCAAAGTATCTCATTTTTTGTGATATGGATGGTGTATTAGTTGACTTTGACAAAGGATATCAAGAACTAACTGGTAAAAGTACAAACCATAAAGACGTTCAAGACAAAAACGATTTTTGGAGACTATTAGATAAAAGCCTAGAGGAAAAAGGTTTAGAAGAATACGACTACTGGGTAAATTTACCTTGGATGCCTGATGGAAAAACACTTTGGAACCATATCAAAGGATATACCCCATATGTTTTAACAGCCCCTTCACTTGACCCAGGCTCTAAAATTGCAAAACGTGAATGGGTAGAAAAAGAACTACCTGAAGCAAAAAATGTATATTTTAGAAAAGCAGCTTTAAAACCAGAATTTTCAGGTAAAAATCGCATATTGATAGACGATAGAGAAGATACTATTGCAGCATGGAATGCTAAAGGTGGTATTGGTATCCACCATACCTCAGCAGCTAATACAATTAAACAATTAAAAGATTTAGGCATATAATGGCAGATTCGGTTTTAAAAAAAGAATTTAACAAACGTGATGTAGAACGTTTACGTAACCTTGTGAAGGGTAAATCGGGTGATCGTACTACAATGGGTATTGGTTATGGTGGTGAAACAAGAGTAGACCATAAAGAAGGTGATGTTTGGGAAGAAAAAGGTAAAACTTGGACTATCCGAGATGGTATCAAAGAAAACGTTACCAAACTAGATAAAATTAAAAAAATAGCTGTTCCGTTATTTTGTCCAAAATGCAAGCAAGTAATGGATAAACAGTTAGATTCATTTTATTTTAAAGCATATAACGAATGTTTAGATTGCCGTACCAAAACAGAAACACAGATGAAAATTGCTGGTACTTGGGAAGAATATACTAATCAAACGTTTAATGCTGAAATTGACCAACAAATACAAGAATATAAAAATTGGTTTGAAAATATTCTTTCAGACACTGCAAATGGTTTCGTTTCTGAAAATGGTGAAGTACAAAAATGGGTTGGTGGAATAGATAAAGATCGTGCTCAACAGTCTTTAGATGATGTAGTCAAATACTTAAATTCACTTAAAAAATAATGGAAGCTTTTACAATGTTTACAACTATAATTGTAGCACTGATTACTGCAGTGATTGGACCTATTGTAGTAACATGGGTTAAACTCAAATTAGAGAAAAAGGATGATAAAACTCCTGTACGTGAGGCGCTTGAAACTTCTAATTTAATAGAAGATCAATTAGATGCAATTATGGAAGAACTTAATTGTGATCGTATTTGGTTAGCCCAATTCCACAACGGCGGACATTTCTACCCTACAGGAAAATCAATTCAAAAATTTTCTTTTTTTCATGAAAAAACATCCCCAAATATTCCAAATATTCAACATACATTCCAAAATATTCCTGTATCTTTATTCCCTAGAGTACTAGCTAAAATATACAAGGATACAGAATTGGCTCTTGATGATGTATCTACAGCAGATGATACTTACGGTTTAGAACATTTAACCCTCCAGTTTGGTACTAAGTCTATTTGTATGCTTGGTTTATATAGTTTAGATGATCATTTAATTGGTGTATTAGGTATATCGTTTAAAGAACCACATCACCTAATAAGAGATGAATGGTCTTTCATTAGACAGAAAACAGGAGTTATAGGAACACTCCTCTCCGAATATTTATACACAAATAATAAGAAAAAATAATGGATAATTTTGACTTAAAAAAATTCTTAAAGGAAAGTAAAGCCCTTGAGAATCTAAACCCAGCAATTAAATCTTTAAATGAAGAAGAATCTCGTGAAGAACGAGCTGACGTAGACAAATACGAATACGAAAAAGGAAAAAAAGCTGGCAAACGTGAAGAAATGAAAGCAAAAATCAAAGAAATGATTGTTGCTGAACTAGAACTTGATATCGATGACCCAGGTAAAGATGATGCTGAAGTAGCAAATCTTTATGACCCAGTTTACGAAGGTGATAAAACACCAGAAGAAAAAGCTGAAGAAGATGAAGCACTTTTAGATGGTGGATTTGGTAGCTTTGAAGA